TTGCGTCAACTGCCTTCACAGATACCCCCACTTATTGCAGGAGTACAGAGACTCCGCCCCGCATGAGCATTGTTTAGATTGTGGCGGCTCTGGCTTCAACACCGACCTCCACATGGAGGGCCTGCTAGAGCGCATGAGGGAGCGGTGGCCTGAGTTTCAGTTGCACCATTTTCAGTCTCAGAGTTACCTCCGTCTCTACAACTTTGCTGATGCAGACCTGTTTATTGGCGAAGGTGCTTCTGACGAAGAACGCACATACCATGCGCTGAACCAGGCACTAGAGGCTGAGAAGGAGAGCGATGCGATTCAAGCTAAGGTTTGACTTTGCCTGGCACAATGGAGGTCTAGGCATAGGTTGGTTTGTTGACAGGAGATTCCCGTTTGGCTTCTATGTACTTGACCTTGGCCCAGCAGCATTGACCCTGTATGTGAACAGAAGAGCTGAGAAGCCTGCGGAGGTGCCAGTGAAAAGAGAAAACTAAACCTACGCACTGAAAGGAGGTGACTTTCCAGCGCACAAATGCACTAATGCACCAACGATTGTAACACGGTTCATAACAACCAAACAACAAAGAAAGAGGTATAAGGAATTGACAACTAGCACGCCTCAAGAAACAGCATCAATACTCCCGTCGCAAATGACGGAGGGGGGTGGCCTCCTGAATGACGTCATATGCACGTGGAAGGACGTGGGCTTTGAGCTCTGGGACTACAACGGGAACCAGCCCACCAAGGACCCTTTCCTCAAGGTCACGCTTGTGGATGAGGACGGGGAAGAGGTGTCCCAGTATTGGAAGGCCGGGGACGCCAAGAACTGGGTGCCCTCAACGGATGGCAAGACGCTGGTGAAGACCGGCTCCAGTACCGGCGTGAACAGGGGCACCAACATGGGCGCGCTCATGCAGAGCATAGTTGACTCCGGCTGGCCCGAGGAGGAAATGGGCAGCGGTGACGACGTGTCCATCTTCGAGGGCATGGTGGCCCACATGATCAGGGTGCCTGCGCCTAAGCGATCCGGGCTGGCCCCACGTGCGCCGCGGGCTGATGGCAAGACCTTCGAGGATACCATCCTGACCGTGGACGAGATCATCACGCGGCCTGGGGAGAAAACGGCGCCGGCGAAAAAGGGTAGGGCTGCTAAGGCCGCACCGGCGGCAACAGCGGGTACGGCTCCTGCGGAAGGGGAGCTTGTGAAGCTGGCGTCCGACTCCGTGGTGAACATCCTCAAGGATAAGCTAGGCACGAACCCTGCCGGTCTGCCCAAGGGGGACTTCCCAGGCCTGCTATTCTCCGAGCTGCGGGGGAATGACCTGCGTAACGACGTAGTCACGCTCATCAATGACGACGAAGACTTCCTGTCGGGGAGCGAATTGTGGGACTACGTGGATGGGGTGGTGTCACTGAAGTAAACACGCATCCCTGGACTGCCTTGGGGAGTGAGAACTGGCTTTCTGAATCGACCCGGAAGGCTTGCCCCAAGGCAGTGTGCGGCGGGGGTCTGGAGTGCGCCCTCTACCTCCGGCCCTCGCCAAAACTAAAGGAGGAAACAGCATGCTATGTGGAATATGCAAGACGCGGGAACTGGCTAACAAAGACCTAATGATCTGGCACTTGGTGGTAGATGAGGGGCTGTCCTTTAGTTATGCACACAACAAATGGATGCAGGTGGTGCAGTGGAAGTAGTCCCCCTCCCCGACGACCTATTCGCGCCCCAGGGGTCAGGCCTAGAGCGCCCCTCCGGCCTACACGTATCCGATATCTACACGGACATGGACGTTACCCTGAACGGTGCGCCTGACCACTGGGAGAATGCCGGGGAGCCGGGTTTTCTGTGGGAAGACGTCTTCTCGCATGCCTGGTCCAACAAGGCGCTGGCTAGAGGATTGATATTCCGCCCTGAGCCAGAGAGGGTAGACGGTATATGGGTGAGCCCGGACGGGGTAAACCTGGATGGGATGAGATTGGAGGAGTACAAGTTCACGTGGAAATCCAGCAACCGCCCGCCCGAGGACAATTGGAAATGGGTGACCCAGATGAAGGCGTACTGCTGGGCACTGAAGTTGGGAATGGCCAATCTGCGGGTGTTCTACTGCAACGGGGACTACCGGCAGAACAGGAAGCCCCAGTATAAAGCGTTCAGGTTCACGTTTGAAGCTTGGGAGCTGAAGGAGAATTGGGACATGTTGATCAACCATGCAAAATCAAGGGGGTGGCTATGAATACCCCTTGGGAATTAGAGGTACTCAAGGAATTGGAGGAGGCGGCTGTGGACTATGCTGAAAAAAGCAGGTTATGCTAGCTGCCAAGGAGTTAGCAGACAAGGCCGAAATAGAGCTGTATACAACCTTGGCGGAGCTGTTCAAACAGGCCACCGGAAAATCTCTGCCGATAGGAGTTTGTAAATGACCACTGAAGCTGCACAACGTACCGCACTACAGCGGGCCGGGTTCAAGCCTGCTGAAACCCAAGTCCGGCACCGCCTTATAGTCAGTATCGAAGGCGACGAGAAGACTGGCAAGAATAACTTTGCCTTCACCGCACCTAGCCCCATTGCCGTGATCTCCTTCGACCAGGGGCTGGAGGGCGTGGTGGAGAAGTTCGCCGCGGGGACAGCCCTTGTGGGGGGCGCCAAGGTGCCTAAGAAGGAGATCTTCGTGAAGGAGATAAAACTCCCTCCACTTGTCACAGGAGGTACCCGGGATAACGTCTCTATGGGGGCGCCAGGATTTGACTACAAGAAGGCGTGGGATAGCTTTGTGGCCGACTTCCAAGCCCTGCTCGACGCCCAAGTAAGTACCATCATCTGGGATACGGCCACAGAGGTGTACGAGCTTCAACGGCTATTCCGATTCGATAAGCTATCGGAGGTGCCGCCCAATAAATGGGGACCATTGAAGGCTGAGTACCGGGAGCTGATACGGCGAGCCTACAATTCCCACACCAATCTGATCCTGCTCCATAAAACTCAGCCTGAGTATGTGAACGACGCGAGGACTGGCAGGCGCGTGATCTCAGGGCTTACGGATATCGGCTTCGTGGTCCAGGTCAACCTCAAGACCTTTCGAGTGGATATAGAGGGCGGGGGCAGCGAGTTCAGTATCAAGGTGCTAGATTGTCGCCAGAACTCCAAACTTAATGGAGAGGTGCTGGGAGGAGTCATGTGCAGCTTTCCTTTCCTGGCAGCAAGCGTGTTTGAGGATACGGTGCCGGGGGATTGGGAATAATGGAAGCAAGATTCAGGTTCAAACACCTTGTACACATCAGGAACCGTTTAACAGGTACCCATACTGGCTCTGTTGCTGTGTGCAGTATCTGTGAGCAGGCGAAAAACATACTGGATTCCATATTTCCTGACATAATTGTGCGTATCCAAGAGGAGCGCTGTCAGAAATGTGGGAGATTCATCAATACGAATCACGTCTGCCCAAAAAGCAAGGATTGAGACATATGTTCTTAGAAAAAGTTAGCTTCGGGCGGGGAGGAGATCTGGCGTGAAACTACTAGATCTGCATTGCTGCGCAGGCGGCGCCGCGGTAGGCTACCTCTGGGCTGGGTTCTCTGAGATAGTAGGTGTGGACATAAAACCGCAGCCCCATTACCCGTTCAAGTTTGTGCAGGCCGAGGCATTAGAATACCTAGCTGGGCACTGGCACGAGTTTGACGCCATACATTCCAGCCCTCCCTGTCAGGCGTACATACAGCGCAACAAGAACCTCAACACCAAGCACCCGAAGTTGATAGAGCCTACCAGGGATGCATTGCAGAGCACGGGTGTGCCCTACATCCTTGAGAATGTGGAGGGTTCTCCACTCCTAGACCCCATACTCTTGTGCGGAACCATGTTCAGGCTATTAGTACGAAGGCACCGACTGTTTGAGACTTACCCAGAGCTGCCACCTCCCGATTTATCGTGTAATCACTGGGGTACGGTAGCCGCCGGGGATTTTGCGGGAGTCTACGCCTTCGGGGGTAAGGGGCATAGACACGGTAGGGGAGTGCGAGATCCAAAGAACCTCCCAGGCCCAGAATGGGGCGAGGCTATGGGTATTGATTGGATGACCAAAAAGGAACTAACCGAGGCCATACCCCCAGCGTACACCGAATACGTTGGAAGGCAGCTAATTTCAGTGCTTAGGGGTAAGCCATGACCATAATCATTGACTCCCGCATAGGCTCCAAAGACCTCATCAAGTACATGCCTAAGCACCTTGCTCGCTTAGGCCGCCTGGAGTACGGTGACGCATCCTTCCTGGGCAACGGTCCTGACGGCGTCCTGATACCTGTGGGCTTAGAGCTCAAACGGCTCACGGATGCACTCAGCTCCATGGCCACGGGCAGGTTTGCAGGGCACCAGCTACCAGGCATGCAGGCAGTGTTCAAGGTACGGTACTTGGTGGTGGAGGGGATATGGCGTGCTAACCCACAAACAGGATTACTGGA